CTAATAGTACGCTTCATATTCTGATATAATGGATATGTAATTGGATTTCCGAGATAATTTATATTTGTATATGATGGAGAATAAGTATCTGAAATATTGTCAATTATTGCGCGAAAATTTACCGAATCTGTGCCCGAATAAGTACTAAATTTAATATGTGCGAGATCATTTGAGTCTAAATTTATATGTTGTATAATATTGGCTGTCAATGATCTATTGTAATAACGAACACTTAAATCAAGAGATGTATAGTCGTTATCATCTTTTACTTTCAATAATTTATTATATGCATAATCATTGAAAGAATCTTTCATGTTATATAAATCTTTATGACTTCTAAATTTATATAAAATTTGGTTTGGCGAGTTTTTTGTTTTTGACTCTTCGTATACTCTGGGTTCGGTATTTATATTAGTATTAACGGCTTTAATAATAAGTGACGAAAATGGATCATCGCCAGAAAAAACTTTTGCTAAATTTATTCCTATTTTTTTAGGACTAAACAGACTAAATTCTCCAAATGACTTGCCAGTTATTATATTTTTTTTATAATAATTAACTAATCTGTTATTAGAATCTTTATCAAGATCATTTAAATTTTCATTAAATTCATCTTTTATAACTTCATCGGATTCCAAATAAGTCAGTCCACCCCCCGAAATACCGAGTGTACTACTATGTCTATATACGTGAAATCCAATTTGTGATCCAAGAGCAGATTGTAATAAATTTGCTGGAAGAGCTTTAATCCAAGGACCTATTCCAGTTTCCTTACGAGGGCTCAGTAAATGTAATAATGTTTGATTAGCAAAAAACTTAATTCCACGCGGAGAAACAAACAAGTTGGTTAATCGTATAGAATCTTCATATGTACTTTTAAGTACTTCTGACAATGTACCACGTAATGGAAGAACACTATTAATTAAACCTGCAACACCACCAAAAAACTTTTCAGCGTCATTTAAATTACTAAGTGTACTATCTTTAGATGTTGGTATTTCTTTTATATAAAACGGTTCTACATTAAAAAATGGAACTATAAATTTTTTGTTTGAAGCATTGTAACGATATCCTAATAAACTAGTGGATTTTGATGCGAGGGAATAATAAGAATTAAGATCCAACTTTTTATCACTAACTAATTTAAATGCACTTGATTTAAATGGGTCAAATAATATATCGGTCCACTTAATTTTACCATTAGATTTTTTTAAATATTCATCTCTAATAGAGTCAAAATTATTAAGTTGATTTATGAATCTAAATTGATATGGTAATTCATATGGATATTTTGGATACACATATTTATCCGAGTCAACGGAAATAAAATCGGATTCCGTGTTTATAAAATATTTATCTGCAATTCCACTATTTTTTCCCTTATTTACAACAAAACCTTTAGAAAACACATCACCAAATAGGTTTTGTCCTTTAGTCTGAATATCATTTAATGTCAGTGTAACATGGAAATCTAAAAATGTAGTTAAATATGGTATTTTATATATGTAACTAACTTTGTGCATTAAACTAGATAATGATAGTTCATTTCCATTAACAAGTTGAGATGATTTCATATTAATAATGAAACCAAGTGGAGGCAACCCAAAATCAAAATTTCCCTGTCTACCACTAAAAAAGTCAACAGCTGTTTGACCTATATATTTTAATGAATTTATAGTATTTGGTGCTAAAATACTATATGGTGTAGGAAATGAGTATTTTTTATTAGCTAAATTTATTCCAAGATAATCGCTATTAGTTTGCACACCATATTTTCCAAATGGAGCTTTTTTTGATACAAATCCTTTAGCTCCAATTTCAATAGAATACGGGGTTGAATAAAACAAATTTTGTCCGGTTGAGATATTATCAGACAATGTTATTGAAATATTTTTATTATCTAATGTTTTATACAAGTATGCGTGCAACTTTGTATTATCTAATATATTTATAAGCCATGAATCTTTCTGTCCTTGTATAAATCCGTTTGACAGAGGTGATCCAAAATAATTAAATGACACCGGCACATATGGTAAATAAAAAAATGTTTGATATTGTAAGTTATATGGAAATTTATATTTTTTATTAACAACGTCAATTCCACGAAATTCAGAAATAAATACTATGGAAAATTTAGACTTTGGTCCTCTATTTGGTGTGAATCCCGAAGCACCTTCATTAGCGAAAAAGTCAACACCTTTTATTTTTTGTCTATTTAATTGTTTTTTATAATCATCTGGAATTCTTATTGAGTTTGGGGGAAGTTTTCCACCAACCGTATCTATCTCATCAACTGGCGGTGGTAAAAGTTCACGAAGTACTGATGGATATGTATATTCGTTCCCACTAATATACAAATAATCACTTTTTCTCTGAATAGAGTATCTACCCGGAAGAGATTTTCTTGTTATAAACCCAACTGCAGCAACATTGCTAAAAATGTCTTGTCCAGGCCCAATTATTATGTGTCGTGAAAAATTTCTTACATTATCTAATAGTGATGTTGACGTTGCAATTATCTCATCGTCGGATGATGTATATGAAACCAACTTTGATTCGTTCATATTCTGTGTAAATCCTTCGGGCGTGGTATTTGGTCCCCACTCGCTAGATCTAGCACTCATATAATTTACAGAACCTAATTGAGCAAATATTGATTTTTTCTTTATCACTTTTGAAAATTCTTCAGCCATATTTTTCCTTATGCCCTAACAAATCTAGGGTCAGTTGTGTCTCTTACTACTCGTGAAAATTCTCTTCCATCAACCTTTAATACCGCTGGATTATTAACAATAGCATTTGTTAAATTATTTATAGCAGTAATTACATCCTTTAATCCAACAGTATCTGTTTTTGTTTCCTTTTGTGACATAGCATTTTTAACAGAATTCTGAACTATGCTATCTATTTTATCCAATGGAATAATAGCTTCTGATTGTCCAGCTTCTGCTACTGTAACAGCACGTCCACCGGGTGTAGCAGGAACAATTCCACCCTCTGCCATTTGTGTTCCAGGTCTAGCTTTAACCGCAGCCTTCTCAGCATCAGATGTTTTTTCATCTCCACCAATTCCAGCCTGTCCTATCCAATACCAAATATTTATATATTTTAATTTATCAAGAATCCAAGAAACTGCCCGAATCACTGGTTGAAGTCCTTTAAATATAGCTACAACTATATCCAAAATAGGTTCAAATGCAGCCAATACATCAGTTAAAATTGCTGTAAATTTTTCTTGCAATTGATTCAGTTTTTCTTGCGCTGCCATTTTTTCTAAAGTTTTTTGCGCAGCAACAGCATCGTGCATTTCAGCAGCCTTTGCTGCCTTTTCTTGTGCTGTCATGTGAGCAGTCAATTTATTAAACTGTTCTAACTGTTCAGCGCCCAATTTATTCAAATTTTCACGAGTTACTAAACTACTTGCCAATTCATCCCGAGTCATACCCATTGCTTTAGCAATAGATTCTTGAACAACTCGGTTTTCCTTACCGAATTCTGCGGCACTACTATACGACTTTAATACTTCATCCGCTGCTTCACCGATTTGATTATTTAGTGCTAATTCACGAGCCTTTTCAAAATTAAAGTCTCTTCTAGCCAATACACTTGCTTCAAATTGAGCTTCTAATGAACTTTCTATATCCAACAATTTATCAGCCATAGAGTTCATCTGATTCATACTAATTCCAAGTTCTTTAGATTTAATTACAGTTTTTTCCAAAGCACCTGGATATTTCAATAATGATAATAAAGTAGCAGAGCTTAATTTTGATATCTCTGATAGTATCATTTTAGCATTCCATGTAATACCAGTTTGTTTTTTGGTTTCCATAGTAGCTTTTGTAACATTAAGAGAAATATCTTTCCAATTTGACCCGGTTAACAATGTAACTTTTTGTAAATTTCCAGCTTCTTCGGTTGTTAAACCAACTTGCTTTGTCATTACAATTTGATCTTCTAACATCTGTTGATTATATTGAATTGCGGGGCCGAGAGCTTCATTCAATTCGCCCAACGCTTCTACTAAATTTTTTGTAGTAACATACATATTACTACTTGATGATTGCATATCAACAAAACTGGAACGAAGATCTCTAGCAGCATCGTCTGATATCATCAAATTTCTTTGCATTTGCACAATTTCTTTATTTTGAGCAAATAAAGTATCTTTAAGAAAATCAAACGCTGCTTTTAACATTCGAACTGCTTCTATTATAGCTCCTATTGGATTTGCTTTAAGAGCATCTCCGAATGCTTTTGCACCAAGCGTAGCTCCTTTAAATCCAGCCTGTATTACTGAAAAAGCTTCTTTAAATTTAAAAGCAACCAAATGTTGTGCAAATTGTGTCATTGCATGATTATTAATTCCAATAAATTTGCCAATTTTTGAAACAGCTTCAGCATTTTCGCCAAATAGTGCGGTTGATAGTTCGGTTAGAGAAGCTTGAGTTTGTAAATAATAATTTATGTCCTCAATTTCTTTTTTTATATTTTCATAACCCTTACTAGCAGTTTCAATGGATTGCATAAAAACACGATCTTGCTCTTCATACTTTTTATTAATTTCGGATATTTGATTGGACATATCAACGCCGCGCATGCGCTCCAGCTCCGATAATTTAGATACTTCTTTAATTCTGGCATCCACAATAGCTTGTCGTTTTTCAGCAATTTCTTCATCTGTCATTGATACTTGTTTGCTTAATTCAAATTCCTGCTTTCTTAATTTAAGTAAATTTTCGTGGGAATAATACTGTTTGTGCAAACTATCAATTTCTTTTAATATTTGCTTATCAAGTTCTCTATATTCACGAAGTCTCATATCCTGGAGATCATTTAACTTCGTATTGTATTCTATAGAGGTCATGAGTTCTGCATTGGAATCAACAATGAGAGATTTTAACTCCTTGTAACGTTCTTTCTCAGAATCGGTCAAACTCTTTATATTCTTCTTTAATTCGTTATATTCTCTTAGCTCTTCAAGGGTCATAATTATTTAATCCTGTTAATCTATATCATATAAATATAGAAATTTAAGAAAATTAAACACAAACTATATATTGGACATACGTTTAGCCTCGTCTTCTAAAATTTTTGATAAGGTTTTTAAATAAAATTTTCGTAGATATATGGGCAAGTTATAGACCTCGTTGTGCGTAAATCCACCTCGCCCATAAAAACATAGATCAAATATTTCCCTGTGTAATACAGGCTTATATTCTATCGGAAGGCCAAAAAAAATTTGCGTTAAATGGTAACTGCGTTACAGATACTTTTGAGCACGCTGGGCATTCAAACGGATATGTCATATCAACGTCAGGCATATTTTTTTTGATAAATGATCTAATATGTAAACTGTCTTGTGCAAGCATACCGTTAACAAAATTATTTATGGTTTCTTTTTTAGAGTCGCCATCAACAGAAACTATAATATGACGAAAACGAGTAGTCATTTCAGCAGAAACTCCAGTCTGAGCCTCAATCTTCTTCATAGCCTTTACATCAGCTTCAATCGCTCGTTCATCTTCATGTGTGGTAAATTTAACTTCCACTGTCTTTTTTGATACTGGAAGTTGTAATGAGAAAGTTCGTAATCCTTTTTTAAATAGACTTAAATCTATTTCCTTTGTATCGAATGTTGTCAAATCTATTGTAGTATCTGATTTTTCACGACAGTGTTGACAAGTAACCGTAGCCTGATAATCTTTTCCATAAGCGAGAATTCTAGAAGCGAGTAATATAGCATTTTTATCACCAATCAATAAATCATCATACTTTATTGGCGTTAAAATCAAACTTTTTAGCAATGTGTCAATAGCAGTACCTTTTTGCAGAAGATTATCTGACATCAGAATATCTTCTTCTTTTGCAGTCATATATTTTATTTCTATTTTTCCCGATGAAAGTGTATTGTCTGATGGATAAAAATACCCCTGTGATGGTAACTCAATTATTTCTGACGGAAACTTATTTTCCATTATATTTCTCCTTTGTTTGTAACTAAATGCCTATACTAATATAAGTATAGGCATTTTTAATTTTTTTATATAAAAACCTATTTAATTTTTATGTTTAGAATAATTTTCTAACATTTCAAGAGCAAGTTTTACTTCTTCAACATCTCCATTTTTGTATGCTTCTTCCATATATTGTTTTAATTTATACGCTTGATCTTTTTTCACTTTTAGTGATTTTTTTTCAGATACAGTCATAGCATTAGGATCGGAAGATTTTTTTGTTAAAGCATCAATATCAGCGGAAAGTACTTTTTTATCTACTGGATCTGTAGCTTTAGACAATTGACTTTTTTTCTGCGACACTTTTGCTGCTGCTGCAGCTTTTTGTTCTGGAGTCAAAGCCTCATTCATTTTTTCATTTGGTTGCTTTGGTTCTTCTGGTGCAGATTCTGGATCAATATCAATACCATCATCTTCTTGTTCTCCATTGTATCCCATATAATCGGAAACATGAGTAATTAGCTCAAGAGCAGCAGAAATATGTGATTGAACCCACGAATCTACTTCCTGATCATTAGCCGCAAGGGCCTCTGCACTTCCTTTAGCCATTGCCGCAATGTCCATTAGTTGAGATTTAGTTATGCTATCTTCTCCATCAACAATATCCGTTTGATTCGGATTTTCACCTAACTCTTTAAGAATAGACTCAAACTCCTCCTTAACTAATTTTTTCAGGTCATATTTTTTCATAATATTCCTCTTAAATTAGAATTGAAGTATAGCATAATCATAACGAAGAGTTACATCTATTGTCATAGGATCAGATGATGACCAATCAAGTGATTGGAAGTTTGCTTGTTTAATATAAGCACCTTTTAGTACCCATTCTTCAACAATATCACCAACTGGACCAAGCATTTGAAGGGTGACATCTTTTTTATAGAAGTCGCTATATCCCTCTCTACCAGTTACTGCCTCGTGCGATAATCTAACCCATTCCATAACAGCCTGAGCACCACTCGGAACGATAGGATCATACATTGTGATCTGAACATCTTGCCAATCAGCACGTCCTTTAAGTTTTCTTTTAACATTTATGTGATCCAAAGTAATGTCATCAAACTGTAATGTAGGTCTATTTCCTGCCTTCACCATAAATGATGGAACACCTTCAATGATCATAATAAAACGATTTCTTACCTTTGGTTCAAAGGGTGTAAACATTATTTCAGTTGGGTCTATAATATTAGCCATTTATATTTCTCCGATTTAAATTCTATGTTTTTTAAAGCAAATTTGCTTACTTAGATATAAATATTAAAAATATTTAAAAAAATATATTTTGAATTAAAATTTCAATTCATATTTTATATTTCCACAATCCCATATTCTATCATATCCATTTAATTGCATGTTTTGCCATTCTGTCAAGTTGTCATCATAAATATTTAATTTTTTCTTTAAAATATCTTTTCTATAATTAAATCTGTGAACTCTAACTCCATTTATAATATACCAATAATTTGGAGATGTATCATATGATTTTATAAAATTCATTTTAGCATACACAGTATCCTTCAGTTCAGATGACCAACTTCTATCAGCATAGCTTATTATTTTAATCGGTGAATACATCCGTATAAAATATTTTAATAATTTGCTTGCGATTCCTATAACCTTTTTACTGGTTGCAAACCGTATCAATTCAAAAAAATTATTATTATTGTTGCTAATTCCCAAAGAAACTCTGGGATTACCAAATGTCATTACAGCTACCAATTCATTTTCATAATAAGCTCCAAGTTTTATACTTGATTTATCTTCTCCTTGTATATGATACAAATTTAAAAATTCATTTTTCTCAGATGACGATATCTCAATAATTTTACATTTCCTAGCATATATCTTTTCATCGGGTGCAATTAATAAATTTTTTAATTTATTTTTAACAATATCATTTTTATACAGCCAATCGTCCTCATAAATGTGAATTAAGTGTATTCCTTTAGATTCACAGTCAACTGTTTTGGATAAATGATAGTTTTTATCTTTCTTACCCATACGGTCTGAATGCCAATATAATCCATTGTATTCAATAGCAATTTTTTTACTTGGAATATAAATATCCAATTCATGTCCATTATTTAAAATATGCCTATAATTTCTATATACAAGATCTTGCGGTATTAACGAAATTATATAATTATACAGATCAGTTTCTCCCCGCGATTTTGTCACAGGATTGCAAACGTTACATGACGGTAAATTATTATTACATAAGTTATCAATAAAAATATTTCCACATTTCATACATTCAAATTGATATTTATTGTATGTAAGTTTATTATCTGAAGTTTTTGATCGTTTTGTTGAATACGTTGATATAAGTTTATATCCTATTGCTGATAAGTTACTTTCAAGTTTCTTTAGCATCCGTTCAGTTAATAATTTTTTTTGAGAATCAGACCCGGCATAAGTTGACTTACCATACTTTTTAATAAAACTATTCACTATTTTTTCTTTAATTTCATCAGAATTAAATGAATTAGTAACTCCATATTTTTGAAAAAATGCTTCATTGGCGGATCGTAAAACTTCTTTTCTTTGAAGTCCTATACCTCCAAATTTAGTTAGCATAGTTTCTTTAAATTTTTCACGATTATTGTAATTACAATCCCCGTATCTATCTAATTTTGTTTGTTTATTTTTATTAATATTATTAAAATCATCAATTCCATATCGTATTTTTTTTGTTTGTATAGCTTTTTCCGAATTCACATAATTTTCATCGCCGTATTTTTTTAATTTGGTTGATTTTGATAATTTTTTAAATTCATCTGTGGATAAAAAACTTTCTACACCATATTTTTTGATATTTGTATTTCGTAAAGACTCCATTCTTTTTACATTTACTTCATCAGATGAATTTAATACGGATAAGCATTTCTTTGAACAAGTAGTTTTTTTGTGTTTTTTGTATTCAGAGAATTCATTTCCACATATTATACACACTCTAATTTCACGTGAATTGATACGTTTTGCGGCTCCAGAACATTTATATGAACAATATTTTGGGGATTCTGATCCATGAACTTCAAATTCATTTCCACAAACACCACAAATTTTAAATGTTTTGTTAAACTGTAATAATTGTTTTTTATGGTTTTTATAGCATTCTTGCCCGCAATATTTTTTATTATTATGTAAATTTCCACAATACTCACATTTCATGTAATCTCCATTTATTTTTGTGTAACCAATATATCAGAATATGTATATCATAATTATATAAATTAATATAAAAAATCCCGTATTTCTACGGGATTTTAAGTATTTTATTATACAGGGAATGTAGCACCGGTCGGTAATACTACGAAATCAAGAACAACAAATTCTGCGGTTCTGGTTGGTTGAATATAAATCTGACCAACCAATTGATTTCTGTCAATTACTTCTGCAGTGTTATTTGTTTCATCCATTACAACTCTAAATGCAGTTAGTCCACTTCTTGATTGAACGCTTTCCAAGTATGGATTAACTATATTTAAGAATCTAGCACGAGTAGCAGCTGTATTCTGTTCAAATACAAGATATCTTGAGGTTGATGCGATGTATTTTTTAAGATTAATCAATAATCTTCTTACATTCATTCTATCAAGAGCACTTGGCTTTGCTTGCAGCGTCTTTTGTCCCCATGCTGATACACCCTGACCGGGGAAAGTAGCAATTGGATTAACACGTCCTTCATATAAAGTATCTCTCTCTTCACGAGTTAAACGTGTATATGCTTCAACTACTTCTGTTAAACCGCCTCTATTCAATCCTGCTGGAGTTGTCCACTCAAATCCAACTCTGTCATTAAATGCAATTGCACCAGCAACTACTACGGATGGTGATACCCATACAGGTCTATTTAGATTTTCATCTACAATTTTTACCCATGGATAATATGTAGCACAATAGTTTGAATCTACCGCTGAAACTTCATTTACAGCATCGGTAATTGATGCGTCTAGCTTAACACTATCCATCACATAAAATACATCTCCACGATCTTCGCACATTGTAATAGCAGCGTTAGTTACAGACGAATGATACTGTTTAAATATACCTGGCAATAATAGAAGATTTATATCAATTTCATCTGGATTTGACAGTATATTAAGTGCATCTTTGTAAAGTAGCGTTCCTGTGGAAGTTGCTGAACTTAAATTAAATCCAAATACATTAGTGGATGTGATATCAAGTCCTACATTTTTATTAGTGTATGGTGACATACCATCAAATCCAGCTTGGAATGGAACTGTAAATTTAAGTTCTGATCTAGAAGTTGATATTGTAACTGTACTACCAGCAGATGATGTACAAGATGACAATGAGAATGTATTTCCAGTATTTGCAACAAAATCAGTACTTGATACAGAAGACACGATAGATGGATTTATATATTGTAGGTTATTTACCTTTGAGAAATCAAATCCATAGTATATTCTTGCATTTTGTTGACCATCGCTTCCGGATAAGTTAGTTATAAATGATGCTGTAGGCAATGTTCCATTAAATGGCTTATATAAATTAGCAAATCCAAAGGGATATCTTGATACATGATATGTATCATTCAAATCATACATTTCTATGTAAATATATTGAGATAGATTAGCATAATTTCCTTTTGGCAATACTTTACCATTATCACCAAATTCAAGGTATCTGTCACCAATTCTTCTAGCAATATAGTTTACACTATTTTTATTCAAGTTAAGATCTGAAAATGATTCAATAATGTTAGGTCTTGAATCTGTATCATCAAATTTTCTCAATTGAACTGTAAATGATGTATAATATGTAGAAGTGGTATCATCTCCACCAGCAGAAATATCATTTGTTTTTATATTTACAATTGATATTTTGTATTTTTTATTTGTATCAGATCCGTCTGCTATAGTATGGAATCTAAATAATTTATTTCCATCTTGATCGGTTATCCATGGAGTTTTAGCTTCTGTAAATCCATATTTTCCATAAGCGGATCCACTAGCAATATATGGAGTTGATGAAGATGACGCTATTATACTTGCAGTTATTGCTGCTACAGAATATGACGATGATAAAAATTCTTTAAATTCCAATGCAACATATACCGGCTTGTCACCAGTTGGTGATGTTCCGAATACTTTAGTTATATAATTTGAATCCGTTGGATTCAAAGAAATTGAATATGTTGCTGAGCTACCACTTAATTGCAATGATCCAGTTTTTATACTTCCAGATACGGAAAATGATGCTGAAAGAGTTGTTGCTAATGACGATGACACAATAGTTGGCATCAACACAGCAGCAACTGTAGGTGTTGTTATTGTAGATCCTGTTAATGTAAGTACAAGAGGTCTGTCAAGTTGAAATCCACCATTTCCAAGAGTTCGTATAATTGTAGCAGAGGGCGCTCCGCCCCTTTGTAGGTATGATTTTGCAGTATATGCAGTATAATTTGATGGATCCTGGGTTCCAAATTTATTTTCAAAATCTGAATACGACGTTACTTGTATTGGCACCATCGCAGGTCCAGTCAATGTAGGTCCAACTATAGCAGCCCCAAGCTGTGCTATACCTGCTGGTAAAAATGATAAATCTTTTTCCCTTGTGAACACACCCGGGCTGATTATACGTTCTGCCATTTATTATCTCCTAATTAAAGTGTTTTATTAAAATATTTTTATGTGAAAATAAAAATCAGGTTAAATTATACCATAAAAATATTTTATTACATATTAATAGAGGGGTACACACAATTTACCCCTCATAACTTATTGATTTACCTATAAATATAAAATTATATGTTCAAAACTCTATAATTTTTAACTTGGCATAAATTCACCTGTTTTTGGGTCTAGAGTTCCTTGACCATATTTAGCATTCAATTCGTCTGCTAATTTTTTCTCACGTTGCTGTAAATCAGTTAATTCTTCTACGGCTTTATCGTGAAAATCATACAATTCTTTCAGTTTTTTTTCTAAAACTGTTTTTTCTAAAGCAATCTGACCAAATTGAATAACTTTTGCTTGATATTCTTCTTGAATATTTTTAATTGATTGCAATTCCTCTTCTGTAAACTTGATTGCCTCTGGCATTATTTATCTCCTTTTTAGTGTAACTAGTTTATTGTAATGTATCTATAAATATAATGTTTTTTTATTAAAATAAATTATATTGACCATTTATTTCTAATATGTTACCATTAATTGTCCAGTTGATGTTCTATACATTGATCCAGACGTTGTCAACCCCCCAGATATAGCAGCTGTATTATCTGCGTATACTGGTAGATTTTGTATAATTGCTCTTGTTATTTGACTACTTCCACTTATATATAATGTTCCATAAATATCAAATCTGGATCCAGATGCGTAAACTAAATTTGATCTATTAGCATTTGATGTTCCGTTACCAATTATAAATGCATATGGATTTGTATTTATAGCATTATATGCACCTTGAACATGAGAATATGATCCAGATGATATTGTATAATATCCTTCTGCGTGCGATGCATATCCAACTGTACTTGTTTGTTGACCTTCTGCGTGGGAATAATCTCCAATGGAAGTTGTAGAAATTCCTTCTGCGTGAGAACCATTTCCTACGGAGTCTGTACTTTCACCTTCTGCGTGAGAATAGTCTCCGACGGAGGTTGTGACGATTCCTTCTGCGTGAGAATGGATTCCGACGGAGGTTGTATAATATCCTTCTGCGTGAGAATAGTCTCCGATGGAGATTGTAGATTGTCCTTCTGCGTG